TCTTTGGTAGAAACTGAAGCTCTGCGTCGTAAATTTACGCAGGGTCCAGATATGTTTCATTGTTTGGCAGATACTTTATTGTTTCTAGCTGAACGTGGTTATCAGATTTTACAAACTGGTTCTATTGAACCTTTGTTTCATTCTGGTAAAACTTATGAAGAATGGCTTAATAAAGCCATGCTCGTAAAGCGTCGTTCACAATTAATGAATGACCCAGCTACTCATGGTTTTTCGGAACATGAGTTTCTTGCTGATCTCGATGATTGTATCGATAAAGGTGAATCTATATATAAACATAGTTCAAAACTTGGTCGATATGAATCGTCTACTATACGTAGATTTTTAGATGATCTACATATGATTAAATGTGAACAGATCACTAAGCGTAAAGCTCGTGAATCTCGTTTGCCTCCATTTTCTGTATTAATTTATGGAAATTCTGGTGTAGGTAAATCCACTATTAAGGATTTACTTTTTCACCATTATGGAAAACTTAAGAATCAACCAACTTCGAGTGAATTTTGTTATACTCGTAATGCTGGTGCTAACTTTTGGGATGGTTTTACTACCTCCCAATGGTGTGTGATTCTTGATGATGTTGCTTTTATGAACCCTAATAAGGCTCCTAATGGTGATCCATCTTGTATGGAATTTTTGCAAATTATTAATGCAGTTCCATTTGTACCTGATCAAGCTGATCTATCTGATAAAGGTAGAACTCCTCTTCGGTGTGAACTAGTTATTGCTACTACTAATACTGAAGATTTGAATGCACACTATTATTTTTCGTGTGCTTCAGCTGCTCAGCGTCGTTTCCCTTATATTATTGTTCCAACTCCTAAAGAGGAATTTACTTCTGATAATGGTATGTTAGATTCGTCTAAAGTACCTCCTCAAGGTGAATATCCTGATCTTTGGGACTGGAAAGTGAAACTTGTTGAACCAATTCCTATTAATGCTTCTACTAAGAAAGCAAAAATAACTACTCTTCATGAGAAACTTTCTCTTGTTGAGTTTTTGAAATGGTTTAATTCTGCTGTTAAGAAGCATGATGAAAATCAACAGAAAGTTAAAAATTCTATTGATAAAATGAATGATGTACAATTGTGCTTATTCTGTCAGCTTCCAACTTCTCTTTGTGATTGTCAACCACAGTCATTTGAAGAAGATACAGCTTTAATGAAGACAGTTAAAACCTGTTTCTTCTTATATATTATGGTCCATCTTTTTAAATTTGGATCATGGTGTTATTCTAATTGGACTAAATTTAAGTCCATTTATAATAATTTACAGTGGTTTTTAGGTGTTAACAAAAAAGTTACATCTACCACTAGGTTTATTAAACAGTACGTAGAATCTAAAAAAGATCTATGTCTGAATAATCGTATTATGCGAAATTTGGGAAATGTTGTCCAAAAATCAATTGGATATCCTAAATTTCTCGCTGTTCTTGCTACTATTTTAGTTGCAGGTCTTGGAGTTATTAAATTCTTGAATATTGCTTTTAATATGCAAGCTTCTCAAGGATATGCTCCTACTCCCAATGAACATGAGAGGACAAATGTATGGTTTCGAAGTGAATTCGAGACTACTAAATTTGATCCTCCAAGTGCATCCCAGTGTGCTCAGTCTAATCCTGAAGATGTTTTCTCTCGTATAGAGAAGAATGTCATCTTTGTTAGGGCTGAAACTAAACCTGGGTATTCTATTCCATCTCGAGGATTGTGTGTATCGGGCAATGTATATTTGTTCAACAATCATTCAATTCCTCAAGGTGGTGGAAATATTGCTGTAACATCTCAACCTAAAGTTGATGGTGTTAGTGGCAATCGTACATTTGTGATTGATGAATCACAAATATTTCGTGATGAAACTAAAGATTTATGTTTAGTATATCTTCCTCAGTTATCGTCGCGTAGGAAATTAGTTTCTTTCTTTTGTAATGAAACTATGACTTCTCGTGCTAATGGTATGTATATCATTAGAAATGAGGATGGTTCCACTGAACGCCGTGGCGTTCAATGTGCTACTCGTAAGGATAATTTTACAATCCCTACAACTGTAGCTAAAACAACAATTTGGGAAGCCACTACTAATGAAGCTACGAAAGTAGGTCATTGTGGTTCTCCTCTTGTGTTGAATACCTGTCAAGGTCCGATTATTACTGGAATTCATGTTCTAGGTAATAGTTCGGTTTTGCGTGGTAATAGAGTTGCTTCTACCATGGTTACCCGCCAATGGTTAGATAATGCTCTTGAAAAAGTTTTCTCGATGGCTTTGCAATCGGGAAATCCTAAAATCTCAAGTGAATCATCTACTAAAGTTATTGGTCCTTTGCATCATAAATCTCCTTTTAGATTTTTAGATCATGGAACCGCTTTAGTTTATGGTAGTTACCTCGGTCATTCAAACCGTAGTAGTTCAACTGTTTGTAATACTATTGCAAATCAGTACTTGAGTACCAAGGGATATGAAACTAAATTCACTAAACCTATAATGAATGGTTATATTCCTTGGCGTACTGCTCTTCTTGATATGGTTAATCCTGTATCTAAGATGAAGCAAGATGTTCTTAATAAATGCGTTAGCGGATTTACTAAGGATATTTTATCTAAGTTGGAAAGATCCCAACTTAAGAAAGTTCATGTACTTGATGATTTTACAACCATCAATGGTGCTGCTGGTGTTTCTTACATCGACAGTATCAATCGTTCTACGAGTGCTGGAGAGCCTTGGAATAAATCTAAAAAATTTTTCCTAACTCCTGATATGCCTCGTGAAGGTACTATGGACCCTGTTAAAGTTGATCCTGAAATAATGGATCGAACTTATAAAATTATTGAAACCTATCAAAATGGTGAACGTGCTTATCCTGTTTACTGTGGACATCTTAAGGATGAACCTGTAACTTTTGCAAAACATGATGCTGGTAAGACTCGTGTCTTTACTGGTGCTCCATTTGATTGGTCAATTGTTGTACGAAAATATCTTCTCTCTTCTGTGAGACTTCTTCAGAATAATCGTTTTATTTTTGAAGCTGCTCCAGGTACTGTAGCTCAGTCTACTGAATGGGGGGAGATTTATAATTTTCTTGTGCAACATGGTGAGCATAAGATTGTTGCTGGAGACTATAAAGCTTTTGATAAGCGAATGCCTCCGCAATTGATCCTTGCTGCCTTTGAAATTCTTAAAGCAATATGTGAAGCTTCTGGAAACTATGATTCTGATGACATAAATGTTATTAAAGGAATAGCTACAGATACTGCATACCCGCTTGTGAACTTTAATGGTGATTTAGTGGAATTTATCGGAAGTAATCCTTCTGGTCATCCACTCACTGTTATTGTTAACAGTCTCGCAAATTCTTTGTATATGCGATACTGTTATTATGAATTGAATCCTCTTAAAGAAGTTGATTCTTTTCAAACTAAT